TGATTAGCCATAATCGCTAGTCCTGAGCTAATTGAGGCATCAAACTTTGTTCTGTCGTTGATGTCAAACTTTGCCCAATCTTCTAGCGTTCTTATAAATGGCATTGTTCCCATTTCATCACTATCTCTATACGCTCCAATCAAATCCATACCTACATATTTCTCTATGTAAGATTCAATTGCAGACGCATGAGATTGCTTTACATCTTCTGAAGAGTTTGGTATTCCTCCAAGTTCACGTTCTGTTTTTGTTAATTTATTATATTGCTTGTCAGGTCTATTTAAACAAAAGTTTCTATACCCTCTATTCTTAAAGTGGTATAGCAATCTAGGTTTGTTGTTCTCGATTAGAATTGGCATACCATAAAATACACACGCCATCAATACTTCTTCAAAAAATATCTCAGCAGTTTGAGGTCTTGCAATGTATTCTAAAAAGAACTCGTTAACAGGAGCTTCGTCCATGTGGAACTTAGTAAGTCCATGCAAAGCTCCATTAGAACCTCTACCACCGACAACGGCAGATATATCATAAGAGTCACAACCAAATGACCCCATGTGTTCATTACCGGGGTATTTCATTCCGTTTCTTGTTTGACAGTTGTTTTGAAGGTATTTTGCAGGAGTCCAACTAACAATGAATCTTCCTTTTTTATCAGGAGTAAATATAACCTTAGTATCTTTTTCTCCATCTCTCCAATGGAATGTACCTCTTGTAGTATAGTGTTCTTTTATAAGACTTTCATTATAATCAATCTGTTGGTATATCTTGGTAAGATTGAATAACGACTGTTTACTTTCATCTCTAAAAGCATGCGATGTAGTTCTTGGAAACTGACGATAAAATTCATTTAAGGCATCAGAATCGTTTCTTAAAGAGTCAACCTCATTTTCCCAATAGTCAATAGCTCCGTTCTTAATCATTAAATTATCTACTCCAAGAACAGGAGTGTCAGGTTTTCTAAATACAGGCATACCGTATTTATCTATAAACCCTTCCATAGTCCATTCCATAGGAATAAACAATGCATATAAGCCACTTTTAGTTTGTCCATTCGCATTACGATTAGTAACTAATGACTCTTCAAAAATATCTTTGTAATTTTGACCTCCTTTTGATAACGCATTTGAAGTTGACCCCATCATACACTTACCAATAATTTTAGAACCTAATCTAAGACAAGTTTTAGTTACTCGCCAATTCTCCTTTATGTTATTTGGCTTTAACCATTTAGCACTTTCATCATGAGCTAATAGCAATAGTTTTTCCCCATCATAAGAGTTGTCATCTGTATTTTTCCAATCGACAGACGTATCTAATCCTTCAATCATCTCTGATTCAGAATCATACATATTTTTCTTAGTAATTTTAGAGGCCGGTATCCTGTAAGACAATTCAGTCTTTGGTTTATCCATACCATCCATAATTGGCTTGAAGAAAAAAGGAAGTCTACTATTTATTGGAACAACCTTGTCAGTAAACATTTTCTTAGCATCGGCTCCTGTTTTTGATAAGATACCAATTCGCGCATCACGCGCAAGAGTTCCCATATTTACACATTCAGACGAAGCCATAAAAGAAAATCCGGAACGTCTAATCTTTAAGTATATCATACCAAAGCTTCTTGAGTCTGCCCTACAGGCTTCCCAAAAAATCCAATAGATTCTATTTGCTTCACGAAAATCAGGATATCCAATATCTATGCTTGACCATTGAAGATACATATAATGAGACCCTGTTATGTAAGTTTGAACTCCATCATTCATGAACCAAAAGCCACTCTCTCTGTGGTCAAATTCTTTTTCAATGTAGTCTACCCATTTATTTTTAAATTCAGATAGCATTTCATTCCATTGGAATATTGATTGTATTCTTGAAAGTTGGTTTGGAAGAGGTTCTCTTTCCCAATATTGTTCTGATTTTGAAGTACTCCTTTTTTTACATTCTTTAGGAGCTTTAGGAAGAGCGATGTATAGACCTGATATATTTAGTATTTCTCCTATCTCTCCTGTCTTTGATATTACAACCATATCGTATTGGTCGTTATACCCATAGAGCCAAGATTTGTTACCGTTTTTTTTAGTAACGGCATTAGATGGCACATAGTCTTTTGCTATAGTGTAAATACTATTTTGACCTTCTTTCTGCAAATCCTTGTTTTGTATCAGTTTTGTTTATTCCTTTTTCAGCCATATCTAGGCTTTCTTTTTCCGACTCTATTCTACTAAGAATCTCGAATGCATCAAATATAGCTAATTTTTTGGTAGCAGCAGCATTCTTTAATTTATCTGCAGCCAAGTCATCTCCTTCCATGTCAGGATTTAAGATTGACTCTTCTGCGACTTTTATAAGTTCTAACACAGCCTTATGACCTGCTGCAATAATCTTTAACTTTGTTTCTCTGTTTGTCATAGTATTATCTATAAAACATTACGTATACCATTCTTCCTTCTTTCCAACCTGTATTAGGGTATTTACTATGAAAGTAATTAGAAGGATACATAACTGCACGATTTGGTCTATATCCAATTACAGAATGTAAATCCCAATTATCTAAGTTATTTGCTTCATCTGAAAGAAATCTATCGGCTTCTTCATTAGAAACATCTAAAGGCATTTCGTATCCTACATCTTTATGCTTCCAAAAAGCAGTCCCATGGAGTCCTTTTTTTGTTGATGGAGATATATATAGCACGAGTGCTCTTTCGGGTCTAATATCGCCTACTTTTGAGTCTGCGTGGATTCTCCAATCAGTATCAAACTCTTCAGTTGCTACTCTGAAGAATCCTAACAAGCATTCTCTTGGAACACCATCAATAACACTTAATTTTTCTACAATGTATTTATCAAATTCTTCATTACTATACTGAACCCAAAACTTTTTGTCTCCAACTTCAACTTCTTGAAATTGATTACTTGCTAAGCCATTATAGGTATAATTGTAAATATCTTCATCTAAAAAATTATCTGCAACATTTATCATAGCTTTACTGTTATTTGATGGTCATACATGCGGTACAGTTTCTCTCCATCAACAGTAAACTCATACTCGCTATCCGGAGTAAAGCAAACAAAGTCTCCTTCGTTTACCCCTTGACTTAATAGGTATTCATTTGGATATACCATTTGCCCCATTAAAGGTTCTTCTTTTATGAACTTCTCTATGAAGTACTTTGTACTTGCAATTGGTCTTACAAAACAATATTTATCATAAGCGTTCCAAGTGTCTCCTTTTTTATACATAAAAAATTGGTCTGTCTCTATAAAGAATAAATCATCTTTAAAAAAACTCTTGCCGCTTTTTTGGCGACCTCTCATGTCGTTGTAATACTTAAATGCGTTATGGTGTACAAGAAGAGTATCTCCTATTGATATAGGACCACTATAACCTACGGGAAGTTCGATAACCTCTGCATATCTATTAGAAAACCTATGGTCCTCTTCTGAAGTACTGACTATTAAATCAACACCCCCTATGTCTTTTGTATTATCGTAGCGTTTCCCATTCATAGGCTTTGTTATAAAGTAGAATGGTGATTTCATTAAAAATCTATATTAAATTCGATTGAAATTGGAACGGTAAAGGTAAACTCTTTCCACAAGACTACCTCTTCTTTTTTATTAATAATGAAGATTTGTACTGATTGTCTTACTTCATTATACCTAATTAGATGAATTTCATTTGAGTCTCCAAGTATTTTTTGGCCAACTAAGTAATGCATTGCTCCACTTTTATAGTCAGGTCCAATTGATATTTTTCTTATATCCATTATTATTTTTTAATTAAATCTATTAATACCAATCCTATGCTAATAGCACATAAAGGTATCATAAGCAAATTTACATCAGGACACCATAAGCTAAATAACCCTCCTAATAGAGTTCCTACTGCAGTTCTAAATATATCATTCTTATCAAAGTTCTTAGGATTTATAAGTGATTGTAGCCACTCCCAAAAAAAACCTATTGTAGCTCCTACCACTAAAGAAATTAAAGGCACACCTACAATCATACTGTAATTTGTAAACTCTGAAAAGTTTGTTAAAGAGCCAAGTATATACATTAGGCTAAATCCTATAAAAATGTGGTAGTAGTCTCTTGTGTTCATTCTCTTATTGATTTTATGCAATGGTTCTTTTCTATTTTATCTAATATCCAAACTAGACCTTTTCCCAATGCGGTTAGTGTTTTATCCCTTTCGTTTTTTCCCAATGCGGATGACAATGTTTCTGTTTCATCACCAAATTGGTAGCCATTTTTTTTAATCAATGTAGCATTCCACATTGAACGAAATTCCCTATTTGCAAACTTATCTATATTTATTCCTGTTGATTTGAAATAACCACTTTTTTTATCTACAAAAAAGAAGTTTATAATCGTTAAAGGTAATAGTAATATGTATGCAATTATAAATAATATCATAATTGTATTTGATTCGCTTGTATAAATATGTCATCAATTTGTGTATCTGTTAATCCTAAAACGTATTGTAAAAGTTGTACCGTTGCGCTTTGTCTTTCAATCGTTGTACCATAATTCCAAACGTATAACGCTCCTGTTTTCATTGGCTCATCTAATCCGTTTAAAGCAGTTTCGATATTGCTTTCTAATCCGCTTAATTTTAGGATGGTTCGCACTCTCCATAGTTGAACCTCTTGTGGTAAAATTTCAACTCTTTCAATCGCTAAATCTTCTTCAGTTAAATAATCAGTTTCAAAAAGTTCACCATCATTTTGCAAATAAGATATATATCCGTTATACAATTCGTTTCCCTCTTGCATTGGAATAACTACATTGCTTTCGTTTATTATTATTCCGTATTTTGTTTTAAAATATTTCATTTTTTAATTTTTAAATGTTCCGTAACCTCCACCATCTAAATAACTTGCTATTGCTAATGTTGCGTTGTTTGATATCCAAGTTAATAATTGAATAGTTCCAGTATTGTAAACCGGAATATTGCTTGACAATGTATTTGTAGTTGATATACTTGCTCCAGTTGATACTGTTACTCTTTCAACTGTTACAATGTAAGTTGTGGTTGTTTGCTCTACTGTTATAAAATAGTTATATTGAGTATCGTTGCAAGGATATGAACTACCTAAATCAATAGTTGTTCCTACTCCTAAATTGTCATTATGAATAACGTGCATATTTGTTGAAGTAGATAATTGTGCTACTCCTACAATATCTGTCAATAACGTTTGGTCTACATTTGTTGGTGCTGCAAATTGATTATTTTTTGAAAAACCACAAAAAAATCTTTGTCCACTTATATTTGTTTCAAACCTTATTTTTCTAGTTATAGTACAAGAAAATCCAGTTAGTATAAAAAAATCATTTCTTCTCATAAACGCCAATGTTCCAGCAACAGCAGTTGTTGAAAATCTTATATAGCCAAGAGGATTTATTGAATTAGAATTTCCTTGTATAATAACAGTGTTATTATTTAAGTAAGGACTATATTGAAATCCACTAGCACCAGCATTGTTAGATACTGAATTCGGTGACCACCAAAAAGAATTATCTTTTAAAATATTCTTATAATGTAAATTATTGAATTGCGTTTGAATTGAACTTGTAACATTGTCAAGATATCCTATTTCAGTATCAGAAACAGTACCTATTGAAGTTGTACTTGGTAAAACTACTGTTCCAGTAAATGTCGGACTTGCTAAAGGTGCTTTACTATTAAACGTACTCCAATCAGCAGACGACAATGCCCCTCTATTAGTTGCTGATGCTGTTGGAAGATTAAGCGTATGTGTATCAGTAACACTTGAAATAGCAAAGTCAGTTCCACTTGTTCCTACTGCTAAATATTGAGTATTTGTTGTTAAGCCATTCAATGCTGAAATACCACCCGCAAAATTTGTAATAATCTCACAAAGATGTGAATCTTGCGTGTGCATTGTAATAGTTCTACCGCCTGTGCTATTTACAATATAAACTCTAACTGCTAATCTATCTGTTGCTAATAAAGTTGTTTGAGGTATCGCTAGTGATGTTAAATATAAATCAATTATAGTACCACTTGTAATTGCTTCAGGAACTGCTGAACTGTTAGCAATAGTTGTAAAAGTTGCTCCATTATATTTTAATAGTTCAACATAAAATGCAGGTGTACCTCCGCTTGAGGATGCACTCATATACATTTCAAAGTTCCAATTTCCTGCGGGTATTTCTAATCTATTTGGGTCTGCTACATCTGTAAGCCATTGTGATATCAAACCATTTCCTGCTAATGAAAAATCAACACCTGTACCTATTACCGCAGTCTTACTCATTTGATAATAAGTAGCAACACTTGCAGCAGTACCACCATTTAAGTAATAAGCTACAGCACTTCCTCCTGATGCATTACTAGGCAATGTTGCTAACTGACCATCTCCTCTAATATACTGAGAGGCACTTCCTACTGCAGTTACAGCTAGAGTTCCACTTGTTGTAATAGGATTACCTGAAACAGCAAATGCAACAGGCATTGTCAAATCAACAGATGTAACTGTTCCTCCCCCTGTTGGATATGCTATTTGTTTTACATTACCTGATGTATCTCTTAAAAGAACAAAGTCAGATGTAGTTCCTGTGTCAGGAGTTTGTGTTATGTTTAACTTTCCTAACGCCTCTACTGAAAGTGCTCCATAAGTAAGAGTTCCTGAACCATCGCACAGTCCTAGATATAATTTTGTTTGAGATAAGATATCTCCTCTATAACTGTTTAATATGGTAAATACTGAGGATTGAGATATACCGGGATTTCCTAAAGAAAAACCCATTGAACTAAATCCTGTTCTATCCATAATTAAAGGAAACTGAACAGCACCTTTTATTTGAACATTTTTAGAAGACACCACAGCCCCTCCTCCAAAAATAGTAGGGTCATATTTTAATGGTGAATCTTTTATTGTTACTCCATTAGGAGTAAACATTGGAATAGTATTTAAAGTACCAAATCCACTAATACCAATATTGGGATTAGAAGAAAGATGGTACGAACCTGAATACCAAGTATATACAAATCCTGTATCTAATGCCACATATATAGTACTTACAGTACCTGTAACAGGGAATGACGCAAAATCAGCAAACTCTAATATAGGGTCTTGAGAAATGTAATTAGCAGGATTAGAAGATAATGGATAATATACTGTAGATAAATCAATTTCACCATCAGCATTGGCAAAGTTTCCATTTACAGATATAGTAGAGTAATAATTACCTGTTGGTAAATTTCTAGGATTTATAATAGAGGCATTTCCTGCTTCTTCTCTTGGTAAATTTCCAATAAAAATATTTTGACCAAAAGAATTAGCAAATACTGCCTGTATTCCTGAGCCTGCATTATTCCAAAAGAGTGCTTGACCTGTACTGTCTGAAGCATTAGAATAAAAACCATTAGTATTTAAACCAAAAAAATATTCATCAAGAGTTACATTGTTTGATAAGTAAGTTTCAAAAAATCCATTTTCAAACACATCAAAAGAATAAGTATAATCTCCATCAACTGTAAGCCATTTTCTAGTAGGTGTGTCTAATACTTGTTGAATATTTGCAACCCCCACAATAGGATTTAAAGGGTCGGTATTATCAACTGTTGGGCCTGTTACTGATTGAACACCACCTCCTATTGAAGGTAAGTCAACCCAATTAAATCCGCCTATTGCCTTGCTAAGAAACTGAAAAGGAGTACCCTCGCTGCCAAGCATATCCTCAATATTCATAGGTTTAATTAACGTAGTAGTTATCGTACCTGTTAAGTTTATGTCTTGAGTAGCTGTATTGCCGGCATTAAGAACTGCCTGTAAATTAGCAGCCGGGAAATTAGATGAGAATAATTGCAATAATTCCCCTAACGAAAAGTTCTTTGTCGCTAGAGGAGTTATGGATGGGGGTGTTCGAGGAGCTTCTGTTCCTATTAACCTATCGCTTAATTGTAAAGGTGAATCCGCTAAGGAATAAGTAGCTATCTTCGACATTATGTATTTTATTTATTTATTAAACAACAACTCTTAACTCTCCTGTAGAAGTTTTATATGGCATGCCCATACCTATTCCACCTGATATAGCAGCAGAGTTGTTGGCAAAAGTCTGAAGAGTGCTTCCCCATAAAGCAAGCACATCTGCAATAACAAAACTTTTTGTTGCGTCAGAACTACTAACATCTGTTCCAACAAGATAATCATCTAATGCAGGAGGTGTTACGTCAGGGTATGTACTAATCTTTGCCATTTTATTTTAGTTTAAAGTTAATAGGTATAGAATCTTGTCTACTAGTCCAATCATCTCATCTATAATGTTTTGCAACTCTGATGGATAATTGTTTCTCTCAGTATCAAGAGTTGAACGTAATTCTTTTAAATGAGAAGTAGCATCCATGTTTTTTGACTCAGGAATAACTATCTCAACTCTTTTGTTTCTACCAAAATAAGCTTCAGTAAAAGTATCCGTTAAATCAAGAATACCATCATAATAAGCATTTAATGCTTTATGCTCTGCAAACGATGTCGTTTGAAGATGCGCGATGTGCATTGCATCTCTCGATTGGAACAATGTTCCGATAAATTTACCCGGTGTCATATCTATTCTGTTTTATGTGTTACCTCTCCTGTTTGAACATTAATAACAGCATCTGCGCCATACTTCTCAACTAACAGTTGTTCGTGTACTGAAAACTCTGCTTTTAGTTCCTCAATGTGGCGTACTATATTAAGTTTCTGCAACTCAACATCTCCAATAGCCATTTTAGCTTTGCTAAACTCTGCGTTTAATCCTTGAATTTTTTCTAACTCTTCTTGTGTTACTTGTGTGTTTGTCATTTGATTTTTATTTGATTATTAATTATACAAAGATATAAATTTTAATTACTTCTTTTATAGGCATAGTATCCTAATGCAATAAGCAATAAAATTAGAAACAACCATAAGAACATCGAACAACTTGATTTCTTATCGGCTTCTTTTTTAAATGTTTTTACGCGAGCGTCTTTTTTCAAAGATACTTTAATTAAGCTCTTCTCAGACACTTTTATTTTTGTGCTATCTACTAAGACCTTTTTTGTTTTTTTATACCTCAGCTTTACGTTATGGTATTTCTTGCCATCAACCGTAATTGATTTAGTAGTATCAATTGGTACTATCTCCAATTCATCAGTATCTGTTACAACGCTAATGTGATTATCTTGAGTTGAAACAACTTCTTTTTTTGCTGTAGAAGTGCTGTCTGTTTTAACTACAACATCTACTTTGTCTATAGTTGTTTTTCTTGCTCCACAGGAAGCCAATATTAAAAATGAAAGTAGTAATATTTTTCTCATTATTTATATTTTTGGATAAACAATTCCATTATCAACAATAGTAATGCCCTTGTCTATTCTTTGTTTTAAAACTTTCCAATCAAAACCATAGTCCATTTGGAAGTGAGGATTATCTTTAAAATTTTTCCAATCTCCTCCCCATTGCCAACCTTTTGATTTAAAATAGTTGGTTACTTCTTTCCAATCAGCAATACCATCTTTGTCAAAGTCTTTAATCATTGACCAACTTGCTTCTTCAAAAGTTCCATTTCCATCATTGTCGTATAACATTACAATATCAAAAGCCAATCCATAATTATGAATAGACTGCCAAGAATCAGCATTAGTAACCTTAGGTCTTTGTGTAAATAGCTTGTGTTGAGTTTCTGCAGAACGATAAACATACGCAAATCTTAATCTAACTCCTTTACCTAAAAGATTATTAGCTTCTTCATACTGCTTTAAAAGCATGTCCCTAAGTTTAGGATGAGCTTCTTTTATTCTATCAATTGTAATTTGGTCCATTATGATAAATCGTCTATGTCGGTTTTGATTTCTTTTGCTCTAAGGAATATTTTTTTAAGTAATTTCCAAATATCAATATTGAATGTTTCTTCAATATTTTCTTTAATTGATACCAACTCTATAAAAATTAAAAGTATAGCGCATATTTTTGTGAACATATATGTTATTCCAAAAGACCTAATTATAAATTCATTTAAAACATGCTTGTCCATCATAAAAAGAAACAATATACATATTTCGTACAATGCCATCTTTGATATTATATTGGACAGTATTCTGCTTCGTATACTTTTAAATCCTCCTTTTTTTACACTTTTAAAAACTCCTGTAAATGTGTCTAACATTATTGCTGCACCTACCGCTATTAACAGTCCTTGTATCGGTATAAATAAAAGTATAAACGAGGATACTATATAGTTGAAATATTTCATTATCTGCCTTGTCCTTTGTACGATTTAACGTAGTTCTTACTTGTTTTTGATGTACTCGTTTTTGTCTTTGAAGCCACTCCTTTTGATTTTGACTTCTTTAAGTAAGACCCATCTTGTGTTTTTACTTTTGCCATTTTACCAAAGAGCTACAACATTTGTTGCGGTTGTGGACGTTGCTCTTAGCTTTAACACCTGAACATGAAGCGTTGTTCCGGCAGGTACTGCAAAAAAAGTTGCAATATCTCCACCTATTGTAACAACTGAAACATTTCCTGTTCCTCCAATATAAAGATAACATCCGTAATTACCAATACCTGATTGCGGAGATGCTTGATAAACATTATAAACTTTAGCAGTAGCTGCAAAGATATTTGCGTTTAAAGTAAGTTGTGTTTGGCTATCAATAGTGACTACTGTTGCAGATGTTTCGTCTGTGTCGTTATGAACAATGTCTCCTACACATACGTTGTTTGTGATGAATGTTCCCGCAGAATCAATTAACTTAAAAGCTGTTGCTGTGGTATTAGTTCCTGATTCAATTGAGTTTGGGAATGCAATATTTGCATCATCTGACTTATGAGTCCTTAGTGCTCTTGAGAAAGCGTTTTTAAATGCTGACATAGTTTTTAATTTTTATTTATTTTATAAAATGTTTTGTTAATCAGTAACTTAGGATTATTTAGTTCTTCTTTTCTTTTAGCACAACCACATGGTTTTCCTGTAGCTTTTGAAATAGTTTCAACTGCTTTTTTAATTCCTGTCGCAGCAGTAATCTTTTCTATTGTATCCCCTAATCCTCTTGATTCCATTTTGTAAAGATATTACTTTTTTTTAAACTTTTGAAACACGGTTTCCCATACCAACTCTTGACTTTTCTGCTTTCTTAGCAGATAGTTTAGGCTTGCTAATTTCCGATATGGTTTTAGGTGTTTTTGATGAAACTTTTACCTTTGGTCTACAGTATTCATTACTTCCTCCTGCGCCACAAGCTTTCCCTGATTTTGTATCAGTCCACTTCTCTTTCTCCCATCTTTTTAATGACGTACCCGCCTCAGTTTTCCTTACAGTCCCCGAACCTTTACGACATTTAGCAATCGCTTGAGAAGCTCTTGCTGATGGAAAGACATCATACTGAGCTTTTACTTTTTTATAACAAGCATCCTTTGGCATCTTACTTTTTCTTTTTAGCAGGTATTACCCCTCTTGCAATAAGAATATCTTTCTTGGTTACTTTACCATCGCCACTTGCATCAGGAAATTTCTTACCTTTAGTTACGTTACCTTTTAAAAATTTCATTTTACCATCTAGTGATTTCTTAGACTCGTATTGCTTTGCTTTTTCAATTACTTTTTTCATTAGTACTTTCCTTTACGATTACTTGGATTGCTTGTGGTAGAACCTCCCGGTCCTGCCCATAGATTTTTACACGCCCAATACCTTGCACTTAATTTGTCGTTTGCTGTTGAACAACTATGTCTTGCTTTGAAGCTCTTACGAGCCGCATCGCTATAGTTGTTGCCATAGCCTTTCGCTCCAAAATGAATAAGTTTCTCTTGTCCATTAGAACAGGCTTTTACCATTTTCTTTTTACCCGGTCTGTCTGATGCGACCGGGCGGTTGCATTGCATTTTAGACTTATCAGCCATGGCTTATTGTCTAAAGGCTCTAGTGTTGTGTCCCGGAGTAGTTTCTTCAGAAGTCACTTCTTTAGTTTCTATTGTTTCTAAAACAATTAAAACTTCTTCTTCTTCTTTAATTTTCTTAGCCATCTTAATTAAATTTAATGATTAACAATAAGGGTTATTACCCTTCATTCCTGTTCCTGAAGCGGAAGCTATAACTCTTTTAGCAGTTCCTTTGCTACCGCCTTTCATACTACCTGTTTCTTTGATTGAACTGTTAGTACCACCACCGGTGCTTGGCATCTGCATACGAGATGAACCCGGTAAATTCGGAGTGTCTTTTTCTTTAGCCATTATTTCTTTTTGATTGCAGTTTTCACTGATTTTGCCCCTGCCGCTTTGGAAGGTCCTTTAAGTGCATTTTTGATTGTAGGTTTTTCTCCTGTCATTGGCATCTTCATTCTTGATGATGCAGGTAATCCCGGTGTTGCTTTAGCCATTTTAATTTAGTATTTAGTTGTTGTTATGTTAATTTTGTTCTGTCTGCAAAAGACGCTAGACCAAGTAGTTTACTAGGTCCTGTTTGAGTAGGCCCTTGTTTATTTCTTCTTTCGTTTCTAGCATCATTTACTTTTTTCTGACTTGCAGCTCTTGCTTCAGTTCTTTCCTTAGACCTTTTCTCAATATCTGCAAAAACTCCTTGCACATCCATAATGGGTGTAGGAGTATCTGCTAACGGTTTATCTCTATTTTCTGCCATGATTATTGTTGAGGTTGTTGTGGCCCCATAGGAGCCTGTGGTTGTT